GGTCAATCATGTCAGCCTTCTGGTTCTCTACAGAGTCAATACGATACTGCATACCTAGAAGGTTATCTAGTGGACCCATACCCCAGAGGTTGTCCTGTCGTACACGCCACACGGCACTGGCAAAGGGAGCATAACCAAAGAATGACTGATTAGGCTTCTTGTATAAAACCTTGTGACGGTCTACAACAGTGATAACATAGTTCTTAAGCAGAGTGTCTGTCTCGTAGTCGTAGATGTCACCATAGAAAGTCAGTAGTTCTACATAATCGCTACTAAGGTAATGACGATAAGAATCAAAACCATCCAAACTATAGTAGTCATCCTTTACCTCAATGTTTCCTACGTACTCCGCTTGCTCAGAACGGATTTCACGCATGTACTTAAAGATTTCTTTGGCTTGTTCGTATGCTTCAGGATCATTAGAGAAACCTTCAATGATGTCCTTCATCTCTCCCATAGTAACAAGGGAACGAACAATCTTTGGTGTATTGGTAAAACTAGGAGCTACAGGATTAAACACAATGTCAGTAGGGCTAATGCGCCTGATCTTTGGACCTACGTAGCCTACCTGTGTCTTGTCTTCTAGCTCTACTCGCTCATCAACCCACTCTACAGTACCAATGCACGTACCATAGTCAATGTAGTCCAGAACTAGCTTACCAACCTCTTCCTTAAACCAGCCGTGAGAAACAACCCACTGCATGTAGTTGGCAATTACTTCTTCCTTGTCTTGGTCATCTTCTGTTTCACCTTCCCAAACCATCCACTTACGCTTAGGAAACATTGATGCAAGGTAGTTTGCATAAAGGTTATCACGGATTTGACATAGCTTGGGTATGTGGGTCGTATTTTTCCAAGGTAAAGCCCCATTAGTAGTGCGACGAGTATCAGTAGCGTACACATATTCACGGACTTCCTTCTTTTCATTTAACCAGTTCTGGCGTGAGTTATTCCACGTATGCCAGTGTTCAGCAATACGAGTGCCTAGTTGGTCCTCAATGATAATGTCTTTTAAGTCTAAAATCTTGCCTACCACTTAGACATATCCTCCAAAACGAGATACTGGCTGTTTACTCTTGAATGCTACAGAAGCCTTCATTGCTGTTGGGGCTACTGCACTATCAATACAAGAAGCCAGACAATCCTTAACGTCATCATGGGGTGGATTCTGAAGCACTAGTTCTTCTTCTAGAACTTGGCAGTTACCACCCATGTAGTGATAAATCTGCCTGTTGTGATACCGTGGTTGAAGAATGGCTTCAATACGCTCTTCTTTTGACCCTGCATGACGATTAGGCTTAAAGTCTTCAATAGACAGTGCTAAACCATGCCTACGAATGTAATTATCTTTTAGATCACGAACAATGACACTCTGTGCACTGGTTACTTCTGCTCTTAGCTTCCTGAAGTCCCACTTCTGGTGCATACGAAGTATTTTGTCAAAGTAGTCACTGATCTTGTCAGTCTTAAAACGGTCTATGTCTAGCACATAGTAGTTATTGTCTGAGTCTACGCCTACGACTACAACGGCAGTGAAGTCAGCCTTCTTACGTAGTGAGAATGCAAAGTCTACAGCAGCAAATACGTTTAGGCGTTTGTTACCGTAAAACCACTTACCACCCTGCCTAGTGAGTAACCTTGGTTCGTAGTACTGGAAATACTCAGGATTGATAGCAGCATTGTCTGGATCGTTTGGGTTATTGTAATACTGAGCACGAAACTGTAGTTTATCTAGATACTGTGCTCTCTTCTTTGCTAAAATAGAGGCGTCAAACCCAAACCACTTACCGTCATATCGTTGTTGACGAGGCCAAAGAAACTCTCCGGTTCCATCACCCTGATCTTCTACTTGTCGTTCAAACGTTTCATACAAAGAATAGGAACCAACTAACTCACCATTCTTATTGTAGTCATCTACTTGCATTGCCTGTAGATCGTTGTAAAGGTCTTTTGGATGGTATCTTGTCCCAACGACCCACTCTCTAGGATCACTACCCTCAATTGATGAAAGAAGTGAGTATTGGCTTCGTACTCGTTCTCTTCCTTCTTCTGTGTAGGCATTCTCTCTAACTACAACGTCATCCAGTACAGCGATGTCACAGTGGAGGCCAGTAATAGTTGTGGTAAGACCTGCTGTAAAGATACTAGGGTCACGAATAGCCTCTGCCTTACGCTGTGGGTGGTCCACTGAGATTTCACTGTTAGTCCATTTTTCTCTTTTGGACTCTTCTTCGTTGACCATCTCTGGCCAAAACTTACGGTAAATCTTTGAAGTAAGAATCTGTTTAATAAAACCTAGTTGTTTTTCTGCTAGGTTAGCCGTACTACTTATGTATAGTATACGATAATGTGGGTTCTTTGTCAACTCCCAAGCTACTCTATATGCAACTAAAGCTGATTTACCGTGGTCACGAGGAAGTAGAAGTAGTTGATGACTAGAGCCACCCTCTCTTGTCCACCACCTAATTACTTCTTCATGAACAGAACCTAGCACCCTCTGTGGATGAACTAGTTTAATAAAGTTTACTAAGTCTGCTTCTGCTGCTTCTCTGATCTGGTCTATCTTGGAAGACATATATTATCCTTAACTCCAAGGTGGCGATACGGTGCTTTGCTTCGGTGCAATCTTACTGGCGATCTGCTGTTCAAGCTGCTCTTTAAGCTGGGCGACAGTTCGGCCCATGTCACCGTCCTGTGCAGCCTCTGCATCCATTGCGCTCTCCACCCAGCCTTGGATCATGTCGTGCGTGATGTCTTCAAACGCCGTGAACGGTTGTCCCGGCTCACCCATCTGGATCGTACCGATAGCTTCAGCTTCAAAGTCAAGGAAGGAAGCCTTGAGACGCCAGTGGACGAGCGTGACTACGTTCTCAAGACCGTCTTTGTTGTGTTCGATTTCGAGGGCAGGGAACGCCCACTGATAGGTTGTTTCGGTCATTCTGGTGCGTCCTCTTTAGGTGCTGCTGCGGATTGAATCTTAGCGACAAGCGGGAGAGCAGCTTGTGCTACCTGAAGACCACCTGCCTTAGTCGCAATGTCGAGCAGGGCGATCAGGTTGTTAGCTTCTGTTTCGGTGAGTGTTAGGTTCATTAGACAGCGCCCCATGCAGTGCCGTTGTGGAAGTTAAGTACATTGGTTGTCGTGTTATAGACCACCATACCCGCCGCAGGGGATGCGATTGCATCACGTTGGGCTGTAGTCATGCGAGGAGGCATGAAGGCTTTGGTGGTGCTGGTGACATCAAGGATAGCATTCGCATTGGGCGAAGTCGTACCGATACCTACGTTGCCCTCGCTGTTGATGCGCATACGAACAGCACCAACGCCAGATGTATTTATTGTAGTAAAATCGAAATGTGCAGCGTGGTGGGATGCTCCTGCACCTGCCGAGGATGCAGAAAATAGGGCTGCGTTTCTCTCTGTTCCACCAGAATCAAATGACTGAAATACAAACGTGCCTAGTTTGTCTCCAGAGTTTGCAGCAGCCAACCCTCTAGTCTTTCTACTATTCCAGTATGGGCCGTATTCTGTGCTGCTTGTGTTGTGAAGCAACATCTGTGGAGCAAAAGTCCCTGGACCACTGTCGCTAGCCACTACTTCAATAGCAGCCGCAGTGCTGAACCCTACCTTAACAGTACCATTACCGTCTGACTGGAATTTTGTTTTAATAGTCCCGTTGACTTCGAGAGGATAGTTGGGGTTAGTCGTACCGATACCTACGTTGCCAGAGCCATCAATACGTAAACGCTCTGACCCGTTGTTCACAAAGGTGAAAGGATATGCACCAGTTCGATCAAAGTTGTACTCAGAGGCTGTGCAGAGAATTGATCCAGTGACAGCACTTTTAGCGTTATTTGTAAACTGAAGTTGGCCATTATCAGAGGCGTTACCAACGACACGAATGCCGAGATTTGGAGAAGAAGATGCTACTGGTTCTGCTTGAACTTCGACAAACCCTGAAAACAGAGCTGAACCGCTTGATGAGATTCTAAGCCTTTCTGCTCCACCAGTGGTAAACTTGATGTTACTAAAAGCTGACAAGACAGTATTGAACTCACCAGTGGGTCGCGTGTGCGTAAGCCCGTAGTATGAAACGTTAGTGCTATCAAAAGAAAATGTTGCAGTACCGAATCCAAAAGAACGGCCTGCTACTTCATCTGTTCTTACGTTACCATTGATCTCAGCGTTACCAGCAACATCCAGATTTTCGCTAGGGTTGGTCGTCCCAATACCTATACGATTATTCGTGCTATCGACGTAGAACGTATCGGTGTCTACCGTAAGCCCTGCAAACGTGGGGCTGTCTGTGGTGGCGAGGCCCTGATCAATCGCTTTAACGCTGGCTTCGGAGGTCAACTCAGAGTCCATCACAGCGCCAGCAGCAGTAACATTGGCTGTATCTGTTACGTCTGCTAATGCTTCAATACCATCTAGCTTAGAACCATCAGAAGAAACGTCTCGTCCGTCTACAGTACCGGTAACAGATACGTTACCATTTACAGTTAGGTCAGCAAAAGTAACACTGTCTGTTGTGTTTAAAGATTGGTCAAAAACTGTTATAGGGGACCATAAACTACCATTGTATGCTTTTAGAGTATCTGTAGATGTGTTCCAGTAAAGAGCGCCAGTTACGAGGGCGTCACCATCGTTATCTACAGAAGGGTCAGATGCCTTGGCACCAAGGTAACGATCATCAAACGAGTCATAAGAAGCAGCAGCGTTAGATGCGCTCGTAGCAGCACTGGAGGCACTGTTAGCAGCGTTGGTCTCACTCGTAGAAGCATTGGATGCACTCGTACTAGCAGCAGATGCACTATTGGAAGCGTTAGTCTCGCTGGTAGAGGCATTAGATGCACTAGTACTTGCCGCTGAGGCACTAGCGGCTGCATTAGACTCAGACGTAGCTGCGTTGGTTTCACTGGTAGAAGCATTCGATTCGCTTGTGCTTGCAGCAGATGCGCTTAAAGCAGCATTCGTCTCGCTAGTTGCTGCACTGGTCGCACTAGTAGCTGCTTCTAATACTGGACTTTCCCATGCAGAGCCATTCCAAAAATATAGATTCTCTGTAACAGTATTCCAATAAATTGCACCAACAAGAAGAGTATTTCCATCATTGTCTGCGCTAGGTGCTACTGACTTTGAACCTAGATAACGGTCATCGAACTGGTCATAAAGAGACTCTACCGCTGCCTTGTCTGATGTTACTTGAGCAGACTTGGATAGAATATCTGCATAGTAAACATTGAACTGGCCATAGGTAAGAGGCTCTTGGTCAGTAGTGGCATCTGGTAGGTTAAGAATCTGATTGGAGTTCATGTCCAAGTCAGCAGTCATAGCACTAGGGCTAGTGCCGTCTCGTGAAGGTACGTTATCAAATTCATCGACAATAGTCTGGAAGTTCTCATTCAACTTCGCAAGGGCTGAGTTGTCCTCCAGAGTACCAATATTGTTTATAGTAATCTTAGGCATTATGAACCCTTAACCCATTTTTTGGAAGAAGACTTAGTTTTTGATGGGGACCACTTAACCTTATTTGCCCAGTAGGCCGCGCTCATCTTACCCTTAGAAATATTCTTTGCATGACGAGACTTGAATGCTTTTCGTTGTCCAGCAGTCTGATTAGTTTTTACACCCTGTTGTCCAAAGCGAATAGTCTTAACCTTGTCACCTTCTTTGGCAACAACAATGTGGGACTTGGTAGGATGAGATGGAGTACGCTTGGGTTTGTTGTACCCAGACACACCGGCACGTTCTAAGCGAGGGTCTTTTGGTTTAGCCATTCTTGAAATACTCCACATAAGCCTTGATAGCACCAAAGATAACAATGATGGTTGTGGCAATGAGTATGACTGTTTCCTTTAGCCACTTCTTGACACCAGTCCAAGTACGTTCCTTTTCTGCTACTTCGAGGAGTATCTCGTAGTCGCGTAGCAAATCTTCTAGCTTCTCGTCCTTGGACTTCTCTGGTGCCATTTTAGTTTAACCTTTGTAGGATTTCATTGAGTTCGTTATCTTCTGAGATAATCTGCTTCTTAGTGGACTCGACCTCTTGCTTAGATGGTCTACCACGCTTACTGTCTGCCTTCTGTACGTATCCCTTGTCAGCCAGATACTTTAGTGCAGAGAACTTATTACGGGAGTCATCTGTTGAGGCTTCTAGGGCAATGCCACGAATAGCTCGTGACTGTAGCTTCAACTGTAGGTCACTACGCATTTCCTCTAGTAGAGGCTTGAACCACCCACATCTACATAGTTTGCGCCAGTGGGGCATACCATCAAAGTAAGTATTGGCAAACTCAAACTCTGTAACATCCTCCATCTCTAGATAGAGCCTATACAAAGAAAGGAAGCCTTTGGGGTGATCTTCATACGTTAGTGTGTACAAAGCCCTAGAGGGATCATCGTAAGCCTGTTCATAGAATAGTGGCTTTAGTAGATGAACACCATTAGTCGCCTTAAACTTATTCATATCCTAAACAAATCCTGTATTGTGGAACAAAGAAATATGAAACAAGAAAAAGAATTATATGAGTACCCTATATTACTAAAGTAACTAACTTTAGTTCTTATTGTTTAGTAGCTTATTGTTTAGGGATAATTATACTATAGTATGATTATAAATACTGAAGTATGTGTAACTACTATGCTATCGTTACTCTAGAGTAGTTACTTAAGTAATATATAGGGTGCTTACGTATCTCTCTTGTTCCTATAGTTTATTATCTGTCTCTTATACACATCTGACGCTGCCGACGACTCCTTACGTGT